GGCGGATACGGATGTATCAGGCGCTGAGTACGTTGCTTTAACGAGCGGTTCTCCTGCTCCTGTCACAGGTGGTGATGTAGATATTTTCACACCTACTCTTGGTTCAGAAGAGGTAACAACAACTTACACAGATATGTTGGGCAATACGCATAGTAGTGCCGCAGATAGGGACAAGGCTAACTTAGGTATTCAGCAACAGATGTATGGTTCTGGAAACCAAGCTGCTAGAAATGTTCAACAAGAACTTTATAAACAATACGCTGAACGTTTTCCTGAAGGCAAGCGTATGGAGGGTGATAGTGAAAAGCTTGGTCAAATGGCGGCTGATACTTATCTTAAATACGCTCCTCAAATAAATGATTTGTTAGGTCCACAAGGGTTGCCTAATCAGCCGTTTAATCTTCCATTTAGTTTTAGCGGAATAGAGGGCATAACTCCTAGAGGCTCTGACACTGCCCCTGACGCTCCTGATAGAGATACAACATCTCCCACTGTTCCTGCGGGCGGTGATGATAATTTAAGGTTCCTGAATAAAGCAAACTTTTTAAATCAAGGTCTTTTCGCAGATCCAGACGTTGGTTTAGGGCCAGGTTCTGGTTATCCTGATATGTCTATGACAGCGATTCCAGGCGCGACTACGCCTATTGGATCAGATTTGGGTTATTTTCCTGAAGATCCAGGCACGGGGTTTCCAAGCACAAGCCCTGCTCCAGATTTCGTAACAGGCACTTCTGGCGGAGGCTCATCAAAAGATCCTAATCAATTCCCTGTAGAAAAAATACAGTCTATGTTTCCGCCAAAAGCGGGTACAGGCGGGTCTGATAAAGATGATAAATCTGATCCTAGATTAAAATTAATACCGAAAGGCGAAGATGGAAAGCCTGTAGTTGATCTTGATGTATTGAGAAATACAGGATTGTTAGAAATATATTTAGAAAATTTAGCAAATCCAGATGAGAGATTAAATAGAACGCCTCAAGTACCTGGCGCTGCTCAAACACAGCTTTTGACAGATGCGTTTAATGCGTTTACTAAAGATCCTAACTTTGCTGAACAAGTTATTGGTAAAATTGTTAAAAATTTAACTTTTGGTGCTTTTGATCCTAACGAAAGAAATAAAGAAATAGCAGACAAAATACTAAAGGGTTATGCAGCTACTGGCACGTTTGCGTATGATTCTGAGAAAGATGCTCTTGATTTAAGCGATACTCCTGAAGGACGAGCTAACTTTGAAAAGCTACAGGAGATGAGCGCGGGTGACGGTCAAGAAATAGGCACAATTGGCGTTTACGATGCAGAAGGTAATGTGGTTGGAAACAACAATACCTATGTTAATACAAAAGACGGTGTAGTTGTTGAAAATATTTTTGACAAACTTTCAAGCAGCGATGATGGCGGTGACAGCGGTTCTGATACCACCACAGAAGTTGATACAGGTCATACCGTTGATGAAGATGGCAACAAGGTCTGTAACACTGAGGGCTATATTTACAATCCTGAGACAAAGATTTGTGAGCCTAAGAAAGAAGAAGAAGAGGTTGATGGAACTCCAGGTTCAGGCATTGGCACTGGCACTTCAGGTGAGAGTTTTGACGATGTTCTTGCAAGGATTACAACGGCTGCGCCAAACATTGCGCCTATATCTGCGAATGTTCAGCCTATGCAAGAAGGTGGCATGGCAGGATTAAATCGCGCTGCGGATAATTTTTTGCAGGCTCTCGCGGGGTAGCTTATGAATGAGCTTAGTGACTTTACTAAGTATCTGACTGACGAAGAGTTAGCGAAGGTCGCTCCCATGTTGGAGCGGCTTAAAACATTAGACGATAGAACAGAGAAACACGATAGTTTTATGAGCTTTGTGAGGCATGTTTGGCCTCAGTTTATTGAAGGTAGGCATCATAAAATATACGCTGAGAAGCTACAGGCAGTAGCAGATGGCAAACTAAAGCGGTTGATTATTAATATGCCGCCACGACATACGAAGTCTGAGTTTGCGAGTTATTTATTTCCCACATGGCTTATGGGGAGAAAGCCAGATTTAAAGATTATTCAAGCAACGCACACAGCGGAGCTTGCTGTTGGTTTTGGTAGAAAGGTTAAGAACCTTATAGATAGCGAGGATTTTAGAGATGTCTTTCCTAATGTCAGTCTTGCGACAGACGCTAAAGCGTCTGGTCGATGGAGTACGAATGGTGGTGGTGAATACTACGCTGTGGGTGTGGGCGGCGCTCTCGCGGGTCGCGGCGCTGATTTGGCGATTATTGACGATCCCGTTTCGGAACAGGATGCGTTAAGCGTTAGCGCATTAGATAATATCTACGAGTGGTATACTTCTGGTCCTAGACAGCGTTTGCAGCCTGGGGGGGCGATTATCATTGTGATGACGCGATGGAGCATTCGTGACTTAACTGCAAAGGTTTTGCAAAAGCAGAATGAAAAGGGTGCAGATAAATGGGAGGTTGTAGAGTTTCCTGCGATCATGCCATCTGGCGATTCTTTATGGCCTGAGTTCTGGCCTTTGGATGAGCTAGAGGGCGTAAAGGCTTCTATTCCTGTAGGCAAGTGGAACTCGCAGTATATGCAGAACCCGACTGCTGAAGAGGGTGCGATTGTAAAGCGTGATTGGTGGAACTTGTGGGAGAAGGAAGACCCACCTTTTTGCAGCTATATTATTCAAAGTTATGACACGGCGTTTAGCAAAAGCGATAGGGCAGACTACTCTGCGATTACAACTTGGGGTGTGTTTCATCACGAGGATACAGGCGAGGATCATATTATTTTACTTGACGCTGTGCGTGGTAGATGGGAGTTTCCTGAGTTAAAGGAAGCGGCAAATGAGTTATTTCAAGAGTTTGACCCTGATATGATACTGATAGAACAAAAGGGTTCTGGCATGCCGTTGACGCAAGAACTGCGAAGGATGGGTATACCTGTGACTCCTTTCACACCTGGGCGTGGTGCAGATAAGTTTACGAGAATGCATGCTTGCGCTCCTGTGTTTGAAAGCGGTATGGTTTGGGCACCAGAGACTAATTTTGCCGATGAGGTTATTGAGGAATGCGCTTCATTTCCAAATGGTGAACATGATGACTTGGCGGATTCGATGACTCAGGCTATACTGCGTTTTAGACAGGGTGGTTTTATTACGACCCCAAGTGATTATGAGGACGATGATTTGATGTATTCTCGTAGGAAAAAGGAATATTACTGATGGCAGAAAAAGATAAAAAACAAAAGAGAAAAGAAAAAAGCCTTAGAAGAAAGGTTAAAAAAATACCTGAACCTGAAATAAAAAAAGATCCTGATGTTCCTAGCTTTCCACAAGGCGGTGCCAATAGGGTAAGGGGTTCTGGTAGTCCTGCCACGATTGACAGAGTTGGTTCTCCCACAGTAGGAACGGCAGCTTCTTTAAAAAACTTTTATGCAGATGTAGACATGAACGAAACAATTAAAAAACAATTGAAAGACATGGAGAGATCTGGAGTAACTGCAATGAAAAACGGCGGCGCTGTTATGAATGGTCGCGGCCCCAAATTCAAAGGACAAACATAATGGCTAATAAAATTATCAAACCAAGGCCAAGGCCAGGTTCTGCAAATAAAATTACTAAAGAATCCTTAATAGGATCAATGACTGAATCTGATATTTTAAGAGCAATTGAAGAAGGAAATGATTCTAAGGATATTGGGTCAGGTCCAAGTGGTGGTACTCGTGGTATGAATCCTCTTGATAATTACAGCAAAGAAGATCTAATGAAATTACTTGGGTCTTTAAGTGGAGTTGTTATGCCTGGAATGGGCAGGTCAGCCGCTAAAATTGCTAAAAGAATGCAACCACAAAAAATGGAAGCAGGCGGTGCTGCTCTTGTTGGTGGTCAGAAAAAGCTTGATAAAAATAAAGATGGAAAAATATCAGGTGCAGATTTTAGAATGATGGAAGAAGGCGGAGAAGCTAAAGTTAAAAAACGTAAAAAGAGTAAAGGAAATATGTGTCGTGGCGGTGGTGCCGCTCTTCGTGGCACTAGTTTTTCTGGAACTAAATAATGAGTGATGTGACTTACAGCGTTGATATAGAAAAGCTAAAATCTGGTGTAAATCAGGTTTTCTTTGATTGCTGTGAGTCACAGAATATTGAGGTTGGGGCGGAGGATATCGAATGTGGCATCTCCCTGCCCATTGATGCAGGCGCTCCCAAAGTGTTACTGCTCCATGATGGTTGAGCGACTTTCGCTCCAACACCTAAAAGGGAAAGAAAATGGCTATTGAAAAAGATGCAGGTCCAGGTGGTGCTTTAGAGCAACAGATGCTTGAACAAGCTGAAGTGTTGGTTGGAGATGCGATAGGTGAAAACCCTGGAGTTTTTAACTTTGACGATGGCTCTGCTATTGTTGGAGAATACACAGAAATGGAAGCAACGGTTGAAGTTGCTTTTGATTCCAATTTAGCAGAAGTCATGGAAGAGGGGGATCTTGGTCAAATATCAAATGATTTGATTGGGAGCATTGACGATGATTTCTCATCAAGACAAGATTGGGAAGATACATACAAGCGTGGTCTAGATTACTTAGGAATGCAGAACGAAGAAAGAGTTGAGCCTTTTGAGGGTTCCTCTGGCGTTGTTCATCCTCTTTTGGCTGAAAGTGTTACACAATTTCAAGCACAAGCTTATCGTGAAATGTTGCCTGCAACTGGTCCTGTAAGAACACAAGTAATTGGAGGACAGAATGAGCAGCTTGTAAAGCAATCTGAACGTGTAAAAGACTACATGAACTACATGATTACCTATGAGATGGAAGAATATGACCCAGAAATGGATCAGATGTTGTTTTATCTTCCGATTGTGGGTTCAACATTCAAAAAAGTTTATTTTGATCCTCTGAGAGGTCGTGCCGTAAGTCAGTTTGTGCATGCTGAAGACTTGGTTGTGCCCTATGGAGCTACAGATTTAGCCACATGTCCTAGAATTACGCATGTAATTAAGATGGATTCTAACGAAGTAAGGAAGCTTCAGTTAGCAGGGTTCTATCGTGACGTTGATTTACCCGACAATGGGTCAAGTGGCGAAGAAATGTCAGAGGTTCAGGAGACAATTAACGAAATACAGGGTGTTCACCCTAGTAATGCGTCTGTTGAACTAACATTATACGAGGTTCACACCGATTTAGACCTCAAAGGCTTTGAAGACATGGGCAATGATGGCGCTACTAGCGGCCTAAAACTGCCATATATCGTTACAATCGTGGAAGATACGGGTGAAGTCCTATCAATTCGTAGAAATTACGAAGAAATGGACACAATGATGCGGCGCAAGGACTATTTTGTGCATTATAAGTTCCTTCCAGGGTTAGGTTTCTATGGTCTTGGTCTTACGCACATGATTGGTGGCTTGGCACAGGCTTCTACCTCTATTTTACGTCAATTAATTGATGCGGGTACGCTTTCCAACTTACCTGCGGGATTTAAGGCTCGTGGGGCAAGGATTCGAGATGAAGACAACCCCCTACAGCCTGGAGAGTTCAGAGATATAGACGTTGCAGGCTCTGATATACGCTCTTCCTTGATGCCTTTACCGTTTAAAGAGCCTTCAGGTACATTGTATAACCTTTTAGGCACTCTCGTGGACGCAGGGCGGCGTTTTGCGGCTATGGCAGACATGAAAATAGCTGAAATGGGCGGTGAAACGCCTGTTGGAACAACAATGGCTATTATGGAACGTGGTACAAAAGTCATGTCTGCGATCCATAAACGCATGCATTATTCGCAAAAAATTGAGTTTAAGCTGTTATCTAAGGTGTTTTCTGAAACTATTCAGGCATATCCATATATGCCATCAACAGAGGTTGGCCCTGAGATATTCGCACAAGACTTTGATGCAAGGGTTGATGTTCTTCCTGTAAGTGATCCTAACATCTTTTCTATGGCACAGCGTATTGCGCTTGCACAAACACAGTTACAGTTAGTGCAATCAAACCCACAGATTCACGGTGGGCCACAAGGATTGTATCAAGCTTATCGTAAGATGTATGAGGCACTTGGTGTAAACAATATTGATTCAATACTACCACCGCCTCCACAACCAATGCCAATGAACGCGGCTATGGAGAATAAGATTGCAATCACTGGCGGTATGCCTCAAGCGTTTCCACAGCAAGATCATAAAGCTCACATGGAAACACACTTGGCGATTATGGCAACGCCTGTGGTTCAAACAAATCCACAAGCTATGGCAACGCTACAAGGACATATTCAAGAACATATTGGTATGTTGGCAGAACAACAAGCACAGCAAATGGTTATGGAACAGGCAGGGCCAGAGGTTCAGCAAAATCCAGAGGCTATGCAGATGCTACAGCCTGCAATTGAACGTCAAGCTGCAATGATTATTGCAGAACTTACTGAGGAATTTACTCAAACAGTTGAGCCTGTGGGTGAAGGAGCCGATCCTCTTGTTGAAATTAGGCAACAGGAGCTACAGCTAAAAGCAGCAGATATGGAACGTAAATCTACAGAGTTTGATGCCAAACAAGAACTAGAGCGTGAGAAAGAAATGGCTGACGCTAGTTTGGCTCAAGAAAGGCTAAACCTACAGCAAGACGCTTTAGCCGATAAAACACGAGTCGCAGAAGATCGTATTCAAACACAAAGGGATATTGCGGCTGTCAACGCGCAAATGAAAGGAGTCAGACAATGACCAGTAGTGTAAGGGCTAAAATGGCTCAAGTTGAAAAAGAAAAGAAAGTAGCCAAAAGAGAGGCTACGACTACTCCAGAAGTAGTTACAGAAATGGTTCGTGCTCGTAGCGATAAAGGACATTATATATCAGATGACCCAAGCACTCCAGAAAACGAAGCGTGGGTTGAGAAACCCAAAAAGAAAGCGGCTCCTAAAAAGAAAGCCTCTGCCAAAAAGAAAGCCGCAAGCAAAAGCTAGTGGTGGCGTAACAAAACGCTTTAGCAAAATAGCTCGACCCCAAAAATTTCAGGGTATTTTCTAAAACTCTGGGATAAATACTTGTATTCTCCTATGGATTGTATAATGTCCTAGTATGGAGATCTCATGGACGCACTAAATCTAGCTGAATACCTCTACAAAAAGTTACGTCAACGCCGTGATGACATACAGGTGTCTTTAGGCACAGGTAACATTGGTTCGTTTGATGACTACAAGTATGCAGTTGGGCAGATCAAAGGTTTGACGTTTATGGAAGAAGAAATCAGAACAGCAATGAGAAATATTGAGCTATCAGATGAGTAAAAAACTGTATGTGCCTGAAAGTATGGCAAGAAAACCAAAGGATATGGAAAACATTCCTACGCCTATAAAGACTGCTTTTGGAAAAGATAAAGAAGAAAGCAAGAATGAGAATGATCCTTCTCAAATGGAAGCTTCAGCTTTAGAGCGTCTTCCACAACCAACTGGATACAGAATGTTAATCATTCCGTATTACCCAAGTGAAAAAACCAAAGGTGGTGTTTATGTTCCTGATGCAGTTAGAGACAGAGAAGCCTTTGCAACAGTAGCAGCTTATGTCGTAAAACTAGGCCCAGATGCATACCAAGACTCCCAGAAATTCCCAACTGGTTCGTGGTGTTCTGAAAAAGATTGGGTTCTTATAGGAAGATATGCGGGAAATAGGTTTAAAGTGGAAGGACTTGAGGTTCGTATTATAAATGACGATAATATTATAGCTACGATACTTGACCCCAAAGACATTTCATATGTATAAGATAACAGAGGAGAGTTTTTGTTATGCAGGCAGAAGCCCAAGAAAAAGAAATTGAAGAAGTAACATCCGTAGAAATAGAGGACGACTCAGAAGTTATTGAAGAGTCTTCTGAAGAGGAACAGCAAGCTTCTTCTAATGAAGATTCTGATGATGAGCAAGAGCTTAGAGATTATGAATCTCCAAATAAAAAGAAAAAAGATCCACAGCGTAGAATTAAACATTTAACTGCGTTAAGAAAAAAAGCTGAAGAAGAAGCAGCCGCCGCAGTAGAATATGCGCAACAGATTAAAGCTCAAAATGATGAGTATAAAAAGCGTCTTTCAACTTTAGACAAGGGATATATGTCTGAGTATGAAGGAAGAGTTACAACGCAAGAAGCCCAAGCAAAACGTGCATTAGCAGAAGCACATGAAGCAGGCGATTATGAAAAATTAGCGGATGCTCAATCAGCAATATCACAAATTGCTATTGAAAAAGAGCGTCTTCGTTTACAGAAACAACGTTCTCAGCAGCAAGCTCAAGAGTATGCTGCTCAACAAGAACAGGTGCAACAGCAGCCCCGTCAACAAGCCCCTCAACCACAGCGTGACCCAAAGCTAGAGTCATGGTTAGAAAAAAATAAGTGGTTTGGTCCAGACAAGGTTATGACAGGTGCTGCAAGGGCAATTCACGAAACGTTAGTTGCGGAAGAGGGGTATAACCCTACAACCGATGAATATTATTCAGAAATTGATCGGCGCATGCGTTCTGAAATGCCTAATAAGTTTGCAAGTGGCAAGAAAAACGTCCAATCTGTCACTCCTTCGGGGAACGGTAGTCGTTCACTGGTAAATGGACGGAAGAAGCAAGTGGATCTAAACCCTGGTCAAGTTGCATTGGCTAATAAGTTAAAGATACCCTTGGAAAAATACGCCGCTGAAGTGGCGAAACTAGAGAATCGGAGAGACTAATGGCGGATCGTACCCCACGAGAAACAGAAACTCGGCAAAGCCAAGAACGTAAAGTTTGGAGGCCAGGAACAGCGTTAGAAGCTCCAGAACCACCTCTAGGGTTCAAGCATCGTTGGATTAGAGAATCCGTGATGGAGTTTGATGACAAAACTAACGTACATAAGAGACGGCAAGAAGGATATGAACTCGTTCGTGCAGAGGAATATCCAAAGTATGAAGGTCCAGTTGTGGATGAGGGAAGGAACGCAGGCATCATAGGTGTTGGCGGTTTGGTCCTTGCTCGTATACCTACTGAACTTGCAGATCAACGCAATCAACACTACCAGAAGACTACACAAAATCAGATGGATGCTGTTGATCGTGATTGGATGCGCGAAAATAATCCTGCGATGCCAAAAATGGCACCACAACGTAAATCAAGTGTGAGTTTCGGCTCACGACCTAAATCTGATGGAGATTAAAGATGGCGAATTTAGACGCACCTTTTGGCCTTCGTCCTGCTCGTACAAGTATAAGCTCTCAACAGCAAAATCGTTACCGAATTGCTGCAAACTACAACACCTCTATTTTTCAGGGTGATCTAGTTGCAATGGTAACTGGTGGCGGTATTGAGAGAGTTGCGGCGGGTGGTTCAGGATTTATTCTAGGCGTTTTTAACGGCTGTGAATTTACTGATCCAAGCACAGGAAAGCCAAGATTTTCAAACCACTATCCTGCAAGCACAAATGCGGCTGACATCATAGCTAACGTTATTGATGATCCAAATGCAGTGTTTGAAGTTCAAGCTGATGCTGCATTTCCAGTAGCAGACTTGGCAGGTAACTACGATATTCTAGCAACAGCAGGAGACACCGTATCTGGTAGCTCTCGCATTGAGCTAGAAGTAGGAACTGCGGATAGTACGGTAGCAACCCTACCACTGAAGGCAATCGATATTTCTCAAGACCCTGAGAATAGCGATGTTTCATCGGCAAATACAAACGTAATTGTCAAAATTAACAACCACCTGTTCAGTGCTGGCACTGCGGGTCTAGCATAAGGAGACTGAGTTATGGCTATTTCAAGATCCCAGCTCGTCAAAGAGCTAGAACCTGGGCTTAACGCTTTGTTTGGTATGGAGTATGACCGTTACGAAGGTGAACATGCAGAAATTTTTGACACAGAAGCATCTGATCGTGCTTTTGAAGAAGAAGTAATGCTTGTTGGCTTTGGTAATGCTCCAACTAAAAGCGAAGGTGCAGGTGTACAATTCGATAATGCAAATGAAGCGTTTACTGCTCGTTATTCACACGAAACAGTAGCTCTTGCTTTCGCATTAACGGAAGAAGCTGTTGAAGATAATTTGTATGACCGCCTTGGTGCTCGTTATACAAAAGCATTAGCTCGTTCAATGGCGCACACGAAGCAAATCAAAGCAGCATCTGTTTTAAACAATGCGTTTGATAACAACTTTACTGGTGGTGACGGTGTTGAGCTATGTTCAACAGCACACCCACTAGCGGGTGGTGGTACCTTCCGTAACGAGTTGGCAACTGCTTCTGACCTCAACGAAACTTCACTTGAGAATGCTCTTATTGACATCTCAACATTCGTTGATGAACGTAATATGATTGTCGCAATGCGTGGCACAAAGTTGATTATTCCACCACAACTGCAATTCGTTGCAGATCGTTTGTTGGAATCAACTCTTCGTGTTGGTACTGCTGACAATGATGTTAATGCAATCCGTAACATGGGTATGTTACCAGAAGGTTACACTGTTAACCATTTCTTGACAGACCCAGATGCGTTCTTCATTAAAACAGACGCTCCAAATGGCTTTAAGCACTTTGAGCGTTCTCCAATGAGAACAAATATGGAAGCAGATTTTGATACAGGAAACATGAGATTCAAGGCTCGTGAGCGTTACAGCTTTGGCTTTAGCGACCCACGTTGCGTATTTGGTTCCCCTGGAGCATAATTTGTGTTAACATAGGGCATGAACATTTTTCATGTTTTTGCTCCTTAAACTTGGAGGCGGCGTGAGTCGCCTCTTTCTTTTTGTTAAATATGTGGTATTGTGTGTTTATTCCTGACAGCGGCATGAGGCTGCTGACATAACCCAAGACAGGAGATTGACATGGGTACTACTACTTTTTCTGGCCCTATAAAGGCAGGAACAATTAAGAATACAACAGGAACAACTCTTGGTTCAGATATCAAGAACACTGGTCAAGTTGTTATGGCACAAACATTTTCAGTAGATTTATCTGGTGGAGCGGTGGCTGCACAAGTTACTGACGTTGTAATTCCTGCAAATTCTCAAATTATTGACTGCGTTATTGATATTATTACAGCGGCTAATGCTTCAACAAACTTGAGTGTTGGTGATACCGTAGGTGGCGCTGCAACTATTTTGAACACATTTGCAAGTGGAACAGATGCGGGTCGTAAATATCCAACTACACAAGCAGGCGCGGCGTTAGCATGGCAAGACACAGGTACAGCGGATATTCGTTTAACTGTTACTGGTTCTGCCGCAACAAATGCGGGTTTAGTTCGTTTTACAATTCTGTATCAGCAAAACAATAACCTAGCGTAATAGGAGGCTAGTATGGCAGGTCCAGTACAAGCATTTAATTTTACGCAAGGAAGTGCTGCGGCTGTTGTTGGCCCCGCACGTTCACGCATTCGTCAAGTTGTAATATTTGCAAGCGCGGCAGGAGCGTTTACAATTAAAGATGGAAGCGGTTCAGGTTCTACGTTACTTACACAAACATTTCCGACAGGTTATCATCAAATAAACATCCCCGATGATGGAATACTTGCTACAAGTGGTGCGTTTGTTAGTGCGTTTACAGGAAGCAGCAATCAACTGACGCTCTTTCTGTCTTAAAGGTGCAACATGGCTCGTAAAAGAGACAAAATGCCTGCAAGAAACAAAAAGAATTTCCGCTCCACTAAATCTGGGGCGGGAATGACCAAAGCGGGTGTTGCTGCTTACAGGCGCAAAAACCCAGGATCTAAGTTAAAAACGGCGGTTACTGGTAAAGTAAAGCCTGGAAGTAAGGCTGCAAAGAGGCGTAAGTCATTTTGCGCTCGTTCCGCAGGTCAAATGAAGAAGTTTCCTAAAGCGGCAAAAAATCCAAATTCACGTTTAAGACAGGCTAGGAAAAGGTGGAAGTGTTGAACAAACAAGTCACGATAGCTCTTGCAACAGCTTTTATCATCGGTGTTGGTGGTATTGGTTACAGTTGGGCTGATTGGGTTACTAAAACCCTTATTGCAGTAGATAAAAGAACAGAGGTTATGGCCTCTCAAATCAGTTTTATTAAAGAACATATGGAGAGAAATTATGGCAATGTCGAGGGCGCAAATGCGACAACAAGTTTCCAAGCCACCTTCAAAGAATAAAACGCCAAAAGGCTTAACCTACTATAGAAAAGGTGGAAAAGCCTCTGCTAAATCAAAAGGTAGTAAGATTTGTCCAGAGGGTAAAGCATGGGCAAAACGTACTTTTGATACCTATCCTTCAGCGTATGCAAACATGGCGGCATCAAAATACTGTAAAGATCCTAATTATGCTAAAGGTGCTAAAGGAAAGAAGAAAAAGTAATGGGTGAGCTTAAAAAGTGGAGAGATCAGCAATGGGTGAGGATAGGAACCGATGGTAGTATCAAAGGTCCGTGTGGCACTTCAAAAGATAAAAAGAACCCTGATAGGTGTCTTCCAAAGAATAAAGCAAATAGTCTTTCAAAGAAAGAAAGAGCATCCACTGCCCGAAAAAAGAAAAGTGAAGGTAAAAAAGGCAAAACAGTCGTTAAAAACACCAAAGCCGCAGAAGTCAAATTCGCAGAAAAAGGTGGTGAAATCAAACAAACAAAATCAAAAAGGCCGTTCAAAGGGAAGGCCAAAAAAGGTACAGCCGTAGCGAGAGGTTGCGGTGCAATTATGGCAAATCGACGTAAGCGCACAAAGGGTGCGGTTAGACAATCTTGAAAGGAGAGAACTTATGGCGATGAAAAAGAAAGGCTATCGTAGCGGTGGCAAAGTAAAAAGAATGATGAAAGGCGGTGCCGCAGGCGGCAAGAAGCCCAAGAGAATGATGAAGGGTGGAGCCGCAGGTGGTAAGAAGCCTATGATGATGAAAAAAGGTGGTAGAGCAGGCGGTGCAAAGAAAATGACCGTAGCGGAACTTCGCTCCGCTGCTAAGAAAATGGGGTATAAAGTAACTAAAGCGTAATGCCATATTTACATAGCAATATACCCTATTTTAAAGCATGGGTTCGCCGTGAATACACTCATAACCATGAGGATTATCACGGCGAATTTTTACATGCTATGGTTGTTGGCGTTACATCAATGCCAAACAGGTGTCTTAGCTTTCAGGTTATCTTCACTGGTAATGAAGCTGAAGGTGAAGAAGAAGACACAGTACACGGTGGAGCAATGTGGGCTAGAATGCCCATAACCGCGTTAGTTGCTGACATTCCCTTAGATGAATGGCCTGAACCAATGGAAACTTATGATGCACAGCCTTGGGATTGTGCTTCGTATAATCATGCAGTGTATGTAATAGATCGCGCTACCCCATGCCCTTGGTTGGCAAAGGTAGATGGTGAAATGCATCCTGCTAAATACCTTTTTACAGTTGATTATGCAGAGAGCGAGATAGCAGACGATCCTGCACAACACAAACAAAGTCACGTTTTACAATTACTGGACGCGGGAGAGTGGACAGGTAATATCGTAGCTTTACCAAATAACAGAGTAAGAGTAACGCACCCTGCATGGTTTTCTGCGGGAGAGGGTGCGCCTGATTTTAAACCTTCACAACATATACACTATTCAAAAAGTGATTTAGACTATACATTGGATGTAAATCGCATTTTTGATAATCTTTATAACGAGGAATAAAAATGGCTGTATCAGGATCAACAGACTTTGAATTAGATGTAGCTGAGTATGTAGAAGAAGCCTTTGAACGTTGTGGTTTGGAGGCTCGTACAGGCTACGACTTGAAAACAGCCAAAAGATCTCTTAATCTAATGCTTGCTGATTGGGCTAATCGCGGTCTAAATCAATGGACTATAAAGCAGAGAACACAAGCATTAACATCTTCTGACGGTGAATATGACATGTTGGGAGATGTTATTGATGTTCTTTCCGTTGTCGTAAGAAGAAGCGGCACAGACTTTACAATGGAT